GTACCCAGGATTATACAAGAAGTCTAAGTAAGGACCCCACATTGTTATCAGTCAAAGAAGTTGACGCTAAGCTCGCACGCTTACGTACTCGCTCATCAGCGCGAGATCAACGTATGCGTGATGTGCTCTCGGTGCGTCAGGGAGATATCTCTAAGGTATACCCTGCAATGTTTTCAGAGGAATATCCAAAGCCTCTGGTTGCAAACTTCATTGACGTAGCAGCACGTGACTTAGCAGAAGCAATGGCACCACTGCCATCCTTTAACTGTTCAGCAACCAATATGGTTTCTGACGCTGCACGCAAGGCTGCAGATACCAGAACTCGTATTGCAAACTTCTATGTAACAAACTCTGACCTACAACTGCAGATGTACACAGCAGCAGACTGGTATAACACCTACGGTCTTGGTATCGGTATGGTTGAGATGGACTTTGAGGATAACAACCCTCGTATCCGTATGCTCAATCCATTTGGTACCTACCCAGAGTTAGATCGTTATGGTCGCGTTATGTCTGTAACTCAGGTTATCGTTACCGATGCAGAGACACTAGCGGCACAATACCCAGAGTATTACGATTTAATCCTAGGTAAGAACCAGTACGCTTTATCTTCTCCTTATATCTCAATGGTCAAGTACCACGACAAGGACCAGGACTTGCTCTATCTACCAGAGCGTAAGAACCTTGTTCTATCACGCACGCCTAACATCTTAGGTAAGGCAATGGCATCTGTCGTAATGCGTTCTTCACTTGACGGTGAAGCACGTGGACAGTTTGATGATGTTCTATCTGTACAGTTAGCTCGTGCTCGCTTTGCAGTATTGCAGATCCAAGCAGCAGAAAAATCTATCCAAGCACCTATTGCTATCCCACAGGATGTGCAAGAGTTGGCACTTGGTCCAGATTCCATTATGCGTTCTGCTAATCCACAAGGTATTCGTCGCGTTCCGCTAGAACTACCACCTGGAGTCTTTACAGAATCTGGTGTATTAGAGCGTGAACTACGCCTTGGTGCTCGTTATCCTGAATCTCGTTCAGGTAACATTGATGCATCAGTTGTAACAGGCCGTGGTGTGCAAGCACTACAGGCTGGCTTTGATACACAGATCAAGGCAGCACAAGCACAATTTGCTCGTATGTTCCAGGAACTTATCTCTGTTTGTTTTGAAGCAGACGAGAAAATCTTTGGTGGTATTCCAAAGACCATCAAGGGTTCAGATGATGGAACACCTTACGTTCTAAAGTACACACCATCTCGTGACATCAAGGGTGAGTACGGCGTAGATGTACGCTACGGAATTATGTCTGGTATGGATCCAAACCGTGCCATCATTGCATTACTACAAATGCGTTCAGACAAGCTCGTATCTCGTGACTATGTACGTCGTGAGATTCCAATGGACTTGAATGTTACGCAGGAGGAACAACGTGTTGATATCGAAGAAATGCGCGATTCTTTGCGCGTGGCTGTTGCTCAGTATGCTCAAGCCATTCCGGCCCTTGCAGCGCAAGGCCAAGACCCTAGTGAGATTATCACCCGCATTGCATCTGTTATCCAAGGTCGGCAAAAGGGCCAATCGCTAGAGAGCACAATCGAAAAAGCATTTACACCAGAACCACCACCTCCAGCCCCAGCGATGCCACCTATGGCACCAGGTATGGAACAACAACTTCCAGCAGCAGGTGCGGCCCCCGCCCCAGCCTCAGCGCAACCTCCACAAGAACAAGGTGGTATGGCCCCTGCTGCTGGTCAAAGACCCGATATAGCCCAATTACTCGCTGGTATCACCGGCGCAGCTTAAGCAGAGGAGGTGTAAATATGAACAAGGGATCTCGCGCAGCAGCGCCAATGTCAAAGCCAGTCGAAGGCAAGAAGGACACATCTAAGCCAGCAGGTGGCAAGGTAGTTCCATCAATGATGCCAGCAGGCCGTCGTGGCAACGCAGTAAAAAAGGGATAATAACTTTTAATAGAAGGAGCACTGGGCGATGAAAGATAATAATTACATTTCTCGTCCAGTGCGCTTTCTTGATTTTGTTGTTGTCGGTATAGGCTTTTTACATAACATTGCTTCATCTGTTGAAACATTAACAGGTGAACTAATGGAGTTATCAATTTATCAATCAAATCATCTTACTCAAACCAATAGGGCTTGGGAAGATATGGCAACAGACTTAGAAAAATTAGAGGAGGAACAACAGTGAGTATGATGAATCCACTGGCTGGACCAGCAGGTCCAGGTAAATTCTCCACACGTACTGATAAATTAGAATTAGGTTCTACAGCATACGGCGAAGGCGTTGAGACACAGGCTATTAAGTCAGGTGCTCCGCTTGCCAAGACTGGTGATGTACGTCCTGCTCGTGCAGGAGATGTACGTGAAGCTGCAGAACAGGCACCAGTAACAGAATTATTTGCACCATCACAGCGCCCAACTGAAGACATTATGGCTGGTAATAGGTTAGGCCCTGGTCCTGGTCCAGAAGTACTAGGTATGAATCCAGCAACTGAAAAACTATCTGATGTATTAGCAAAGATGATTCCATACGATCAAACTGGTGAAATTGCGATCTTGTATCAGCGAGCTGCATCACGAGGTCTATAAATGGCGCAGAATAATTTAATTGCTGCGGCAGCACAGGCTGGTCTTAATCCATCACAAAAGTCACAAGTTGATGGTTTAGCAAAACTTCTTGATTCTCACAAGACCCTACTTGCTCTACCTGCACCAGTTGCACAACAGAAGTTTGGTCAAATGACTCAAGACCAACAGAACGCTCACCTTGCTATGTTTGGCGAATCAGAAGATGCGCCACCTGAGCAAAAGCGTGGTTGGTTTGGAACAGCATTTCATTACGCAACAGCTCCTATTAAGGCTGTTATCGGTGGAACATTTGCTGCATTAACTGAAGTATCAGATGCGATGACTCGCATCTATCGTACTGGTGCTATTGCATTAGACCAAGGCGTAAATATCGGTAAAGCCTTTGAGATTGCTAACGATAAAGGCGATATGGTCTTTAGCCCAGATCGTATTTCACGTGCTAAAACAGAATTTGGTAATGACTTAATCAATGTTGCTATGAAGGTAGCAGGCGGTACACCGCTTGATAAGATCATTGCAGAAGGTACTGAGATTGAAAAGCAGATTGCGCGTCGTGCAGATCTACGCTATAGCACAGAAGAAGATGTTAAAGATTTTCAAAATGCGCTAGATAAGGTCAATGCTGCCAAGTATTCTCCTGGTCGCGCACTTGCAAACATATTACTTCCAGGTTCAATGGAAGGCTCAGGCTTTCTCTATAAAGGTATATCTGGACTTGGAGATGCAACATATCGCATTTTTGCTGACCCAACACTAATATTAGGTAAGGCTAAGAAGGCATACGATGCCGGAGACTTCTTACTATTTAATGTTATTGGTAAAGAGAAGTTTACTTATGGTCGTAATCTATTTGCTGTTGCTGGAAATACACAGCGACTAGATAAAGTATTTGAGCAAAAGGGTGTAGTAGATTTTTTTAATCTCTATGGTGAAAAACTAGACGAACTAAGTAAGATACGTAATACAACTAGAGATCTACGCGCTCAGGTTGCTGTTAGTGATGAACTACGTCGTATCGCACCAGAGTTTGGTCCAGCAGCTATAGATGAGTTTATTAAAGCTGGCGTTAAAGACGCAGCAACTGCAAGAAATTATTTACTAAATGTGGTAGATCTAAAGAGCATTGTTAGTGGACAAGCAGCACGTATGACTCCACTTGTTCCTACACTTAGTCCTGCACGCAAGGCACGTATTGCTACATTTAGAACAGCAAACAAAGTTTTTAACATTGACGAAGTTGGTCAAAAGATTGTTGATGCCTTCTATGGTACTGGCACAATCCAATATGAAGATATTGCTGCTGGACTAACAGATGATGTTGCAGACCTTGCAGGTTTAGAGCGTCAGGTTGGTCGTATCAAAGGTTCTGACGGAGCTACACGTATGCCTTTGCGTCAGATTCAAGGACGCATTGACCGCTTTGCACGTAAGTTCTCAACCATTCCATTTTTTCGTGATAACCAGTTTAATGTACTGGCAGATGACGCATCAACACAGGTATATCGTCTAGCTCGTCTTGCTAACTCTCGTTACCACGCAAAGATTATTGCAGAAGCATTTACTGCAGGCAACGAAGGTCAGCGCAAACAAATCTACGAAGGTATCTGGTATACACTTGCAACTATTCGTGGTGTAGATAAGTCAGAAGCTGGAAGAACATTCCTGCGTAACTTTGGTAGCAAGGGCGTTCCAAAGGCTTATGCCTCACCTACTATCGTTCGTGAGATTGATGAAGCAGGTAATGAGATTACTAAGCGCGTCAACCCTGACGAGTTGCCTAATGGGCAGCGTTCTGCGTTGTTTAACTTTCAACTATCTGAGACTATCTCAACTCCTAGTATTCAAGACCTAGATCGCTTATCTGCTCGTTCTGGAATCATTGATAATGTTATGGGTCTATCCCAACAGAAATGGGCAGATGATATGACATCTGTCTGGGTTCTTGGAACTCTAGCTGGTCCTAAGTTTCCAGTACGTAATGCTGCTGAAGATTTAATGCTTCACCTAGCAGTCGGTGATTCTCCTTGGGGAGTAGTAAAAGGACGCTTATTATCAACAACTTTGCGTGTTGCATCAGGTGAAGGAAAATTAGGTTTCATTAACAAAATTGTTCGCAAAAAACAAGTAGACACTTTTAATGCAAAGATTAAAGCAGCAGCAGATGCTGGCGATGTTAATGCAGCACAGACTGTTATGGCAGAAGCAATCCTTGACTCAATGGTTGGAAAATTTCTTGATCCAGAGGCAGCAGAGTTCCTAACAGAGTTTGCAAAATTTGGTCGCCTAGATGAAACTATGCGTATCATTGGTGAAGGCGGTAAGAACGGCCTTCGTGGTGCAGATCAATTTATGGCAGCAACAGATGATGTTGCAAAGTATGGCCAGATGGCTGCATTAACCTATGACGGAACTGCATACAAGCAAGCCTATGGCAAGCGTTCATACGCACCATTTAGTCCAATCGCAAGCACAGAAAGTCGTCTAGGCTGGCTAGTACAGATTAGTCGTGTAGCAAATGATGAAATTGGTAGCCTTGCTATTGCTAACCTTAATGATGAAGGTAAAGCAATTGATGAAATTGTTACTTACCTAAAGAGTCTAACTCAACAAGAACGTGAGCGCTTTCAGCTTTACAGTATCCCTGGTGAAACAGAACAGAATCACGCACAGCGTGCTTTCCAGGCTGTTAAGAATCTCTTGTCTAAGGAAAATGGTGATGTTAACCAGGACCTACTAAGCAAAATCCGATTCACAGATGGACTTGGAAAAGTAAAAGTATCTGCAAATAATCTTGGACTAGATGATCTACCAGGACTTGATGACATTGCTCTTGCTCCTAGGTGGATCAACGGTCCAGTACTTGTACCAGTTACCGAAGGTAACCAGTTTGCTGCTGGAATTATGGAAAAACTATGGGGCTATATGGGAGAAGCTAACGCTAGATTCTCACGTGAGCCATTAGTTATCTACCAGTTAACACAGATTCGCAAGAATATGCGTGCAACAGGCTTTGAGAAATCTATTATGGACCGCTTTACTGTAGGTTTAACAGGTGAAGCACTTGAAAAGGGTAAGGAAAAAGCAACTCGTCACTTAGTTGACATTGCAGAAGACCTTGCTCGTGAGAGAGTTCTAGCATTTGTTGACAATCCTGCAGTGCGTAGCCAGTTGGCTATGTCTGGTCGTAACTTTGCACGATTCTATCGTGCTACTGAAGACTTCTATCGTCGTATTGTACGCACAGTAAAGTACAACCCAGAATCTTTGTCTCGTGCAGCACTTACTTATGAGGGTATTTCACACTCTGGCTTCGTACAGACAGATGATAATGGCGAGCAGTACTTCTTCTATCCAGGATTAGAGCCTGTATACAAGGCAGTCAATGGAATAATGAAAGCATTTGGAGTAGAAACAGCGTTTCAAATTCCAATGCCAGTAGAGTTCTCAGGTAAGTTGAAGATGATTACACCTTCTATGAACCCTGACTCATTGTTTCCTACATTTGCAGGTCCATTAGCAGCGTTTCCAGTTAAAGTAATGGGTAACTTAATACCTCAGTTTGCTGAATTGGAAAGAGCTTTCTTAGGTGAGTATGGCGAAGATGCGCCTATGATAAACGCTGTATTACCTGCACACGTTAACCGTATCTTGGGCGCATTAAACAAGGATGAGCGATCATCTCAGTACGCATCTGCTTTCCGTAAGGGTGTTACCTACCTAGAGGCTGCAGGCTATAGCCCAAAGTCTCGTATTGAGATTGTTAATGGTCAAGAAGTAGAAGTTCCGCCTACACCTGGTGAACTACAGGAGTACAAAGACAAGTTGCAGTCTGCAACGCTAAGCGTTCTAGCACTTCGTGCAGTCTTTGGATTCATTGCTCCAGCATCACCACAAGTTACACTCAAGTCTGATATGGCTAAGTGGGTACGCGACAATGAGCGTACAAACTTCAAGCAAGTATTTAATAATCTATTGCAAACATACAATGGCGACATTGATAGGACTACAAAAGAGTGGATTAGACTCTATCCAAACCAGATGCCATTTACAGTATCTGAATCAGAGCGCAATACAGTAGCTGTGGTTCGTGCAGTAGATGGTGCAGATACTTGGATTCAAGAAAACAAGCCATTGCTTGAGAAGTACAAGGAAGGCGCTCCATTCCTTATACCTACAAAGGGTGACTTTAACTTCGATGCTTACAAGATTATCTTCCAAGCAGGTCTGAAGAAGAGCAAAACTCTTGATGATTACCTCAAAGAAGTTGGTGCTGCCAAGGACATTCAGTACTACTACAGCCAAAAGGAACTATACGAGGCAGATCTAGCAGGTACTCCTTCAGATGAAGGAAAGCGCTTGATTCGTCAACAATGGAATACTTGGGCAGACCAGTACAAGAATACACGTCCAGTGTTGCAAGAAGAACTAGGTACCGGTGGTGCAGGTCGTCAGATCCAACGCCAACGTGCATACCAAGACCTAGTTAATATGCTTAGCGATAAGGATGTAACAGCACAGCCAAAGACTCGTGCGTTACTTTCTAAGATGGTCAATGAGTTTGAAGCCTATAAGACTGCTCGTGATTCTATTACTGGTAACGGTGATACACAACAAAACTACAAGGACTTGTTGCGTCAAAGCATTAAAGTAAAATTGTTGGAAATTGCAGGAGCAAATCCAAATGCTAAATCAGCATACGATGTATTATTCTCACGATTGATTGGAGACTAAAATGGCTAAATCTGCTGATGAAGCACGCCAAGGAGCTATGCAGACTTGGCAAAGCCAGATAATCCCATCTGGTACAACCATCTCCAATACTGGCGTTAGCGGAGGATATGAAGCTACAACAGTAACTGCTAATCAAGATGCAAGCATTTTGTACAATATGTCAGAACCAGATCGTAAGATCCTTGCTCAAAGATTAAAGAACGCTGGATACAAGGTAGCAGTTACTGGCAAGTATTCAGACAAGTTACTTTCTGCTTACTCAACAGCTTCTATGAAGGCTGCACTCCAGAGTCAAATGGTAGGACAACAGTTTACTGTAGGACAATATTTAGACCAAGAAGCAGCATCTCGTATTGCAGAAGGTGCATCAGGTGATGGCCCATCTATCCGCAAAGATATCCGTATCGCTGATGAAACAACTGCTAGAACTCTTATTAATGCAGTTCTTGAAGATGTTGTTGGTCGAGGTGCTACCAAAGAAGAGTTAAAGAAGTACACATCAGCATTACAGAAGGCGCAGAAGGCTGCTCCTACTGTTACAACATACTCAACATCTGGCGATGTTCAAACTGCTACTACAACAGGTGGCATTGACGAGGGGCAGTTCTTGATTCAGCAAATTGCAGGCACAGATGAGGCTAAGGCCAATAAAGTCTTTAGTTACTACGATGCCTTTAAGAGTGCGTTAGGTGTGCGCTAATGGCTAATGCAATTAAAACTAAACTGCAAAAAGTTTCTGGCGAGTATTCAGCCAAGGTTAATGATATCCGTGACCTTAAAGAAAAGAAGAAGAAGCCGTTTGTAACAGATGCTGAAGTAAAAACAATCAATGAACAGATTAGAGTTCTTGAGCGTGAATCCAAGGCAGCAATGGCAGAACTCAACAGACTTATTAAATTAGAAAAGACTGCTGAAGAATACCTAGATCTTAATAAAAAGATCAAAGAGGATCAAGCAAAACTTGCTAAGGCAGAAGCACGTGGAGAAGATACTGTTTCTATTAAGAGAGATATTAACAAAGCAACAAGCAGAATTGGTGTTATAGCACCAGATGTTGAGCGCAGTTTTCCAGAAATTAAGGTAGCAAAGCCTCAAGTTCCTACTACTGCAAATGATGGCCCTACTGGTACACCTGCCCAAGCGCCTAGCACTCCAGCAGTGACACCTGGTACTCCGGCGGTCACACCTGGTGTTGTAAAAACACCTACACCTGGTAGTCCAAAACCAAAGCCAGGTGCTCCAAAGCCAAAGCCAGGAGAACCAGAACCTACACCTGCTGAGAAAAAGAAATTAACAATTGATGAAATCATTGACCAGGTTGCAAAGAACTATGGTTCTATTGACACAATCTTTAAGACTAATCCAGACCTTCAGGCTTTATTACGTAAAGCTATAGGTAAGGATGGTGTTCCTAATACAGACGATGATTTAACACCAGATCAATTTGTTAAAGAACTTGAGAATACAACTTGGTTTAAGCAAAACGCTAATGCAGTTCGCCAACGTGGATTCTATAAGCGTCAGTTTGATGACCTAATTAAGACTGGTTCTAATGCAGATGAACTTCTTAGAACTACTGAATATGGTCGTGGACTTACTTATACGAAGCAGGTTATAGCAGATGAGGCTAAGCGCCTTGGCGTAACAGTATCTCCAGATGAACTAGATTTAATCTCTCGTGATATCTATGACCTAGGTTATGAGAACCAGCCAGCAATAGTTGCTCAACGCATCAGAGCTAAGATTTCATACAAGCCTGGTGGAATAGTAGGAGGTCAAGCAGGAGAGAATCTTGCTGACTTGAGAAAAACTGCCAAGGCAAATGGATTAGACCTAGACAAGAACTTTGGTTCTAGTATCCAAGGATGGCTACAAAACCTTGCACAAGGTGAGTCTATTGAAACCTTTAAGCAGATTATTCGTAGCACAGCAAAGCTAGGACTACCTGAAAAGGTATCCTCTTTACTTGACCAAGGCGTAGACCTTGACACTATTTACAACCCATACAAGAGACTTATGGCATCTGTACTAGAGATTAACCCAGAGAGTATTACTCTCGATGACCAAGTACTTCGCAGTGCTATCGGTCCTGACAAAGAAATGTCTTTGTATGATTACCAGAAGATGTTAAGAAAAGACAACCGTTGGCAGTTTACTAATCAGGCTAAAGAAGAAGTATCTGACACAGCACTTAGAGTCCTTCGTGACTTTGGATTCCAGGGGTAAATAATGGCTGAATTTAAGAGAGATGCAGCTCGAGAAGCGGCTGCAATTGCACGCGGGACAATCACTAAAGAAGAGATTGAAAGACGCGGTGGTATTAACGCTTCTGGGTATTATGGCGATACTTATGATCCTAATACTTCTCTTAGCGATGAAGAATATGCAGCAGCAATTGCTGGTAAAACTGGACTTGATGTAGGTAAATCTGTCAATGCTGCCTTAGCAGCTAAGGCATTAAAGAATAAGCCAACACGATCAGGCACTGGTGCAACACTAGTAGGCGCTGGTGCAACACCATCAGGAGCAACAATAGTTGGCGATGAAATGCAAGAGGAAAAGCGTCTTAAAGGACAGTCGGCCTACGATCTATTATTTGAGCAGTTTGATGCAAATGGATTAGGCGCATTAGTAGAACCACTTAAGCAGTTTATCCAGCAAGGTTTATCTTCATCAGAATTAACTCTTCGCTTACGCGATACAGATGCTTACAAGAAGCGCTTTGCTGCTAACGCACAGCGTATGGCTAAGGGTCTTCGTGCACTATCAGAGGCTGAGTACATTGGTAAGGAAGATGCCTACCAAGACATTATGCGTCGCTATGGATTGCCAGAGTCTTACTACACTCGTGGTGAAATGGGTCGCCAAGAAGGATTTGAAAAAATAATTGCAAACGATATCAGTGATATAGAACTAGAAGATCGTATCGCAACTGCACAAAAGCGTGTACTCAACGCCAACCCAGAGGTAACTCAGGCACTCAAGCAATTCTACCCTGATATTACAAACGGTGATATCTTGGCTTACACACTTGATCCTAAGAACGCTATTGAGAACATTAAGCGCAAGGTAACTGCTGCCGAAATTGGCGGTGCTCAACTAGGAGCAGGACTTGGTGCAACTCTTGCAGGTGCTGAAGCACTTGCCAATGCTGGGGTAACCGGACAAAGATACCAGCAAGCAGCAGCTACTATTGCTGAAGATACTATGCGTGGTGGACAATTAGCATCTATCTATAAGCAAGATCCATACACACAGCAAACTGCAGAAGCAAATATTCTAAATATTCCTGGTTCAGCAGCAGCTAAAAAACAAACTGAAAAATTAAAATCATTAGAAGAAGCCGCATTTAGCGGACGTGCCGGTGCTGGTGCGATAGCACGAGACAGAGCCGGAGTACTATAACAAGCCTGCCACTAGAACGACTGGCCTAGTGGAGCGACAACAAGACCAGGAGTAGGAGCCATACCGTTTCCCCAAACGAATATGAGGCCTGCGCCAACAACTAATAGGGAGAAGGACCACTATGTCCAATTACGACTACGAGGATGATGACGACTTCGATACGAATGACTCATCTAACGACCTAGTAAAGCAACTACGCAAAGCGTCTAAGCAAAAAGACAAAGAACTCAATGAGCTTAAGGCTCAGTTCGAGTCTTTGAACAAAGCGCAGCGCGAACGAGCAATAAAGGATGCCCTCGCAAGTCGCGGGGTAAACAGCAAAATTGCTTCATTTATCCCACAGGATATAGACCCAACTGAAGAGTCTGTATCTAAATGGCTTGAAGACTATGCCGATGTTTTCGGTATTGAAACAAGTCAGACCCAGGCAACACCTAACGTAAATCCAAACGATGCTGCAGCATATAAGCGTATGACTAACTCCGCAGACTCTGGTGTTTCACCAGAACACAACGGAGATATTATGCAAAAACTAATGAATGCAAATAGCAGAGAAGAATTGGATGAAGTTATTAGGTTGTCTGGACTCTAATCCGATCCTAAACAAGAAAGGCTAGACCCAATGGCAATTCCAACAGGTACCCCTACCACCACGTCTAGCATCAGCAACCTCGTACAAGCAGCATACGATCAGTATGTAAGAATGGCACTACGTTCCATTCCTGTTATGCGTTCACTTGCAGATGTTAAGCCAGTGCAACAGGCAATGCCAGGATCATCAGTTGTATTCTCAATCTACTCAGATTTGGCACAAGCTACTTCTACATTGACAGAATCTTCAGATGTATCAAGCATCGCACTAGGTAACCCATCACAGGTTACAGTAACACTGAACGAATACGGTTCAGCAGTTACAACAACAAAGAAGTTAAACCTAACTTCATTCAACGACGTTGATTCAGCACTTGCTGACATCATCGCGTACAACGCAGCAGATTCTATCGACAACGTTGTAGGTCAGGTCCTCTCAGCAGGAACTAACGTGATCTACTCAAACGGTCCATCAGGAACTGCTCCAACATCATCAGCAACAGTTCTACCAGTAGACACAATGACAGTATCGGATATCCGTAACGCTGTTGTTTCACTACGCACAAACAAGGCATTGCCTCGTATGGGTGAACTATATGCTGCATACCTACACCCACGTCAGTCAGCAGACCTTCGCGCTGAAACTGGTACAGGTGGATTCCAGGAGCTAACAAAGTACGTTGAGCGTACACCGTTCGTTGCTGGTGCAGTAGGCGTTATCGAAGGCGCTTTCATCGTTGAGACACCACGTGTTCTAAACGGTTTGAATCTTGCTGCAGGTATCACACCTACAGTTGCAATCACCAACGTTGCTTTGACATCTAACGTAGTGACAATCACTACAGCAGTTGCTCACGGCCTTGGAACAGGTCAGGTTGTAACAGTTGCTGCTACAACTAACACAGGTGTCAATGGTACATACACCATCACAGGCACAACATCAACAACATTTACCTATGCACTTACAGCATCTAATATCACATCAGTTGCTGACACAGGTACTGTTACATTCACCAACAACTACCGTGCGATCATCGCAGGTCGTGAAGCATTGGCTGAAGCACAAGCAGCAGACATCTCAACCGTTATCGGTCCAGAGATTGACGCGCTACGTCGTTTCCGCACAATCGGTTGGTACTACTTCGGAGGCTTTGCACGCCTTCGTGAAGCAGCGCTCTATCGCATTGAGTCTGCAGCAACAAACGGATAATTCCGCTAGTGCAACGGCAGGGGGTAGGGAAACCTACCCTCTGTCACTTAGGAAAGGTTGGATATGCCATACACATTAGTAACTCCGTACCAGTGGCAAACCTGGGGCGCAGGCTTAAACGAGTTCACACCGTACTCACGCCTTGCAGGTCGTCGCCTTAATGGTGGAACCATTGATGGTGATATTGCTCCAAGCCTTACAGACATTCCACGCGGTCAGACTTTGATTGTTAATGGAACTCAAGTTATAGCAACATTAACTCCAAGCCAAGATGATCTGGCTGCAGCTAGTTACTACTTCCTCGGTGGTCACGAGTACGAGATTAGTGATTACCAAGCAGGAGTCCTTACCGCTGCCGGATACGGAAGTTGGATAACTCCAGTATGAGTTTACATAGACGAACAACGCACCTTGAGTATGTAGAAGGATGCTTCGGTTGCAAGATTGGCGAACTAGAGTTGAGCGTAGGTGTGGCAAACCACAGAGGTATACCTACTGCTAAGCAACACGATAGGGAACTACAGTCCTATTACGATGCAACACGACAGGGTATAGAACCACGTTCAACAAAGAGTAAAGATATAGATGCAGCAGTTCAACTTTCCAACGAGGCCGGTAAAGCATTCGATGGAATCTCAATGACATTTAAGGAGTAACAATGGAAAACTACGAAGAAGATATTGCAAAGTACCCAACACCTGACAAGCAGTACGAAGGTGCTATGAAGTACTGCACATACGAATCAATCCAGACAGGTGCAATGGGCAAGGCAGCCAAGTAATGAACAAGGCTGCTAAGAAGGCCAAGATTGCTAAGGTAATGAAAGAGTTTAAGTCTGGTACTTTGAACTCAGGATCTAGTAGAGGTCCGGTAGTTACAGGTCGCAAGCAGGCAGTTGCTATTGCAATGTCTCAGGCAAAGATGACTAAGAAGAGAATGGGCAAAAAGAAGTAATGGCAAAGTCTCCAGCGTGGCAGAGAGCAGAAGGTAAGAACCCAAAGGGTGGCCTGAATGCAAAAGGTCGTGCCTCTGCCAAAGCGCAGGGGATGAACCTCAAGCCTCCAGTTAAAAAGGCTGAGGCTGCTAAGTCTCCTAAGTCTGCAGGACGGCGCAAGTCTTTCTGTGGTCGTATGTGTGGGATGAAGGCCAAGAACACTTCTAGTAAGACAGCTAGAGATCCAAACTCAAGAATAAACAAGTCGCTTCGCGCTTGGGATTGTAGTTGCAAATGAAAAAGAAGGCAGCATTCTGGGATACAAAAAATCCTAAAGAGAAGTCAAAGAAATTAACGCCAGCACAAAAGGCGGCAGCAAAAGCACGGGCTAAGGCAGCAGGACGACCTTATCCAAATCTAGTAGATAACGCAGCAGCATCTCGTAAAAAGAAGAAGTGAGGTAAATAGGTGGCACTAGGACAATACGGTACAACGCTATTAGATGAACTGAATCGTCTGGCTAATGGTGGCACCTATCGAGCACCAGGTGAGATGGTTGACCAAGCATTGGCTGCTCGCCAATGGGCAGCACAACGCTCAGTATCAACAAACTTAACAGACACAGTGGGAGTTCTAAATGCGATTGCGGGTACGTCTACTACTAATCGTCTTGATTACAATGGCGTATGTAACCTCATCGCTGGCACTTTTCAACTACCTGCAGCGCAAGCTCTCAGAGCGGTGTCATCTTGAGTGCTAAATATAACTTGGTCTGTGACCAAGCAACTACATTTAATTTTCAGTTTCAGGTTCTCAACGATAACACTCCTTGGAACCTAGATAACTACCTAGTAGTTATGACTGTACGACCATTCGTTGGTGCTTCTACTACAACTGTAGTAGCAAGTACTACTAATGGAATGATTGCTGTTGATGGACCTAATGGTCGCATCACAGTAACAATAAGCGCAGCAACTACTGGCAACATTTCAGCAGGTCGTTATTCATATGATCTAGTATTAGATTCAGGTAGCGTAGTTACACGCATACTTGAAGGAAAATTTGTGGTGACAGGAGCTGTGACAATATGACAACTATCATTGTTATTGAAAATATCACACCACAAGTAGCAGTAGAACTTTCGCAAGACCAAGGCCCACAAGGTGCTCCAGGTAACACTGGACCGACAGGGGCTACTGGCCCTACGGGAGATACTGGACCAACTGGTGCGACAGGTGTACAAGGTGTCACTGGTGCCACTGGTCCGACGGGAGCAACAGGTGCAACAGGTGATGTGGGAATTACTGGACCGATTGGCGCGACGGGTGCCACGGGTCCTATTGGAGCCACGGGCGACACAGGACCTACAGGCGTTACGGGCGCAACGGGAGTTACAGGTCCAACAGGACCTCAAGGAGTTACAGGCGACATCGGACCGACTGGACCAGTTGGTGCCACGGGTTCCGTAGGTGTTACTGGATCTACTGGCCCTATCGGTGCCACTGGTGATGTTGGGCCTACTGGCCCTATTGGAGCAACTGGAGCAACAGGACCAATCGGAGTAACAGGACCTGTCGGTCCTACGGGTCCAATTGGAGCAACCGGTCCTACAGGTGCAGACAGCACTGTTCCTGGTCCTACGGGCGCTACAGGCCCTACAGGACCTACTGGAGCAGATGGTCAATCCTCTAGCTTCTATGACTATCTAGCCAAGACTAGCGCTACAAGCGGATCTCCTGGCTCATCATTCCTGCTATGGAACAATGCAACCCAGACTTCTGCAACACAAATTAACATTGACCACATTGACGATGATAATATTGACATTGATATTTTCTTGGCACTTCTTAGTCCTGGAGATGTTCTTGTAATTCAAGACAGAGCAAATTCTAACAACTTCCAAAAGTGGGAAGTTTCTTCTGCAATTACAATTATCCCTAATGACTACGTTGAAGTCCCAGTAACCCTTGTTAACTCTGGTGGTACTGGAACTACAGGCTTTGCTAATAATGAACAGATATTCTTAGCTATTGTTAGCGCAGGCATTATCGGGCCTACAGGTCCAATCGGTGCTACAGGACCTACAGGATCTACTGGTCCAGCAGGAGCCACAGGACCTATCGGCGCAACTGGTCCTACAGGACCAATTGGTGCAACAGGTGATATTGGACCAACAGGTGCTACAGGACCTGATGGTGTAACAGGGCCAATTGGTGCTACAGGTGCAACAGGACCTGCTGGAACCAATGGTATTGATGGTGTTACAGGTCCAACTGGACCAACAGGCACAGCAGGAACTAACGGTGCTGTTGGAGCAACAGGCCCAACAGGTGCTACGGGGCCAACAGGTCCTACAGGGCCACAAGGTGTGACTGGTTCGACTGGTCCATCTGGTGACCCAGGACTGGTTATCAATGCCCAGACTGTTTCATATACTCTGGTTCTTAGCGATGCAAGCAAGTTAGTTGAAATTAACTCAGGCTCTGCAAATAACCTTACAGTCCCATTGAACTCAACAGTGGCATTTCCAACAGGCACTCAAATCAGCCTTCTGCAAACTGGTGCAGGTCAGATGACAGTTGTAGCTACAGGTGGTGTAACTATCAACGCTACGCCAGGGTTAAAGCTACGTGCTCAATGGTCATCAGCAACACTCGTTAAGCGCAATACTGACACTTGGGTCCTAGTAGGAGATCTTGCAGTATAAGATTCTCGTATGAGATTCCACGTTATGAGCCTGCCTCACACGCAGACAACCAAAGATTATGTCAACTGTGCCTATACAGAAAAGGTACGCCGATTCTGTATGATGATGAAAAGGTTAGGCCATACGGTCTATCTCTATGCTGGTGAAGAAAACGAAGCACCGTGTGACGAGTTAATTACTTGTATCACAAACGAGCAACGTGAAGAAGCACTAGACGGCAAGCATTTTACTGAAGCAGCATTTGATTCTAACCTTCCACACTGGCAGATCTTTAATGGTAACGCTATTAAGGAACTAGGTAAGCGCCTAGAACAAAAAGACTTTATCTGTGTTATCGGTGGTGCTTCACAAAAACCTATTGCAGATGCTTACCCAAACCACATCACAGTAGAGTTTGGTGTGGGTTACGGTGGAATCTTTAGCAAGTATAAAGTCTTTGAGTCTTACGCTTGGATGCACAGCATCTATGCAATGTTTAAGAATCCAACAATGGTAGATGGCAACTTCTATGATGCGGTTATTCCAGGGTATTTAGAACCAGAGATGTTTCCTTTGCAAGAAAAGAAGGAAGATTACTACCTATATGTTGGACGTATGGTAGATCGCAAAGGTTTAATTGTTGCTCAGCACGTATGCAAGGAACTAGGACTCAAGCTGATTATGGCAGGTCCTGGTAAAGATCCTAAGATTGAATACGGTGAATGGGTAGGACCAGTGGGAGCAGAAGAACGAGCAAAGTTAATGGGTGGTGCTATTGCCCTATTTGCTCCAACGCTTTACATAGAACCTTTCGGTAACGTTGTTATCGAAGCACAAACCTGTGGGACTCCAACGATTACCACAGACTGGGGTGCATTTACAGAAACTAATCCACAAGGTGTTACTGGATATCGTTGCAGAAATGCAATGGAGTTTGCAGTAGCTACAGAGTGGGTTAAAGACTTGGACCCAGTAGCAATACACAAGCGAGCAGTATCTTTATATTCATTAGATGCTATCGCACCACAATACGAGCAATACTTTGCAAGACTGCTAACTCTATGGGGAGATGGCTGGTATGAGAGGAAATAATGCCAACACTGGACGAACTGGTAGACGAGGTAAAGGCTAACCTACAAGGTTATGCACTACGCCAAGACCGCATCACTTATGTTGCCAACGCTGCAGGTTTAACAACTACCAGCACACAAATCACTGTTGGCTCAGCATCTAACCTAGCCAAAGGTATCATTGAGATTGATGATGAACTTATCTGGATTGATTCTTTTGACAAGGCAAACAACGTACTCAATGTTATTCCAGGCTTTGGTCGTGGGTATCAGGGAACAACTGCATCACCTCACGCACAATATGCGCCGGTAACTTTATCTCCAACCTTCCCACGTAACTCCATCAAAAAGGCAATCAACGACACAATCAACAGCTTCTATCCTAAGCTCTGGATTATTAACTCTTATACATTTACCTTTAACGCATCTCAGGTTACATACCCATTGCCTGATGATTGCGAAGGTGTACTCTTTATATCTTGGCAAACAACAGGTTCTAGCCAAGAATGGCTACCAGTAAATCGCTGGCGCTTAGACGGGATGGCAAATGCTGCTACCTTCAACACAAACAACACACTAAATATCTATGAGAACGTACAACCTGGTCGTACAATTCAAGTTTGGTATACAGCCACGCCTAACACTCTTGACGCAAACACAGATGATTTTGCTGACGTATCTGGCTTACCTGAGTCTTGCAAGGATGTTGTCGTACTCGGCGCAGCATACAAGTTATTGTCTTACCTTGACGCAGGACGAATCAATCTCTCTAGTGCTGAAGCAGATCTAAACGATTCTAAGTTGCCATCAACTGCAGGTGCTGCTGCATCTCGCTACATCTTTGCTCTTTACCAACAGCGTCTTAACGAAGAAGCGTTGAAGTTGGCAGACAAGTATCCAATCCGTATTCACTACACCCGATAAGGAAAACCAATGACACGTAAATACTCAAGCATAAGCGTTCAGACAACGCTTGCCTCTGGTATCTCAAACTCTGCTACATCTATGACTGTGGCTACTGGTACTGGTGCAGCCCTTCTCGGTGGTGTAACTCTTGCCTCTGGCAACATTGATACTTTCTCGGTAGCTATTGACCCAGATACACAGAACGAAGAGATTGTCTTTATCACTGCTAACTCTAGCGATACCTTTACTATCGTTCGTGGTCAATCAGGCACTAGCGCTATATCTCACTCAGGCGGTGCAACAATCAAGCACGTCTTTGTATCAGAGGCACTTAACGCTTTCGAGGCAGGACTTAATGAAACTATCCCATTAAATACTCAGACTGGAACTACCTATACATTGGTAGCAGGAGATGCTGGAGATCTAGTAACTCTATCTAATGCTTCGGCAATTACGCTAACAGTCCCAACTAATGCCACAGTTCCCTTTGCTACTGGAACTCAGATAACTATTGCTCAAGCAAACTCAGGTCAGGTAACAGTTGCTGGCGCAGTTGGCGTAACGGTCAATGCCTCAGATAGCGCAACTAAACTCAGAACACAATGGTCTGCAGCAACTCTTATTAAAACTGGTACAAACTCTTGGATCTTGATTGGAGACATAACCGCCTAATGAGAATCTTGGGAACAGTTGCATCTTCATCACGTGAAGTGCCTAATGCACCAACGATTGGTACTGCTACCAATGTGCCATCAGGTCGTGCCTATAACAATGGTCGTGCAGATGTTACATTTACAGCACCTAGCTTTAATGGTGGGTTGCCTATTACTTCTTATACAGTTACCTCTAGCCCTGGTGGGTTCACTGGTACTGGTGCATCATCTCCAATATCAGTAACTGGTTTACAGTCAAGCACATCATATACATTTACAGTAACTGCAACCAATGGTCGTGGTACAGGTCCTGCATCTGCTGCATCTAACAGCATTACTGCAACTACAGTTCCACAAGCTCCTACTATTGGTACAGCAACTGCTGGCAATGCTTCTGCAACTGTTACTTATACAGCAGGTGCAACAGGCGGTGCTGCGGTATCTGCATACACAGCTACTTCATCTCCTGGTTCATTGACAGGATCTGGTGCAAGTCCAATTACAGTTTCAGGTTTGACCAACGGAACTGCTTACACATTTACAGTAAGAGCAACTAATGCTAATGGACAATCTTTGGCATCTGCTGCATCTAACTCAGTAACTCCTGTAGTACCTGGAGTATCTGTTACTTACTTAGTGGTAGCAGGTGGTGGCGCTGGTGGTGGTGGTGCATTCTATATGTTTGCTGCTTGTGGTGGCGGTGGTGGTGCTGGTGGATTATTAACCTCAACGGCTTCATTTACTAGAGGTGTTGCCCATACCGTTACAGTAGGCGCAGGTGGTCCACGTGCTGGCACATTCCAACCTGGTAGTAACTCCGTATTTAGCAGCATTACATCATCAGGCGGCGGTATTGGAATACAAAACTCACCAGTAGGTCAAACCTATAATGGTGGTTCAGGTGGTGGTGGTGCTGGTGGCACAGGCGGTACTGGTACTGCTGGTCAAGGTAATAATGGTGGCAGTGGACTTTCTGGTGGTCCTGCAGGTGGTGGCGGTGGTGCTGGTGCTGTAGGTGGTACTCAATCTGGTGCTAATGCTGGCTCAGGTGGTATAGGAATAAGTTCGTCCATAACGGGAACCGCAACTTATTACGCAGGCGGTGGCGGTGGCGGTGCACCTACTTCTTATACTTCTGGTGCTGGTGGTTCTGGAGGAGGCGGTAGCGGTGGACAAGGAAACGGTGTAACTGGCTCTGCTGCTACTGCTAACACAGGCGGTGGCGGCGGTGGTGGTGGTGGTTACAACGGTACCAACGTTTCTGGTGGATTAGGTGGTTCAGGTATTGTAATTATTTCCTATCCAACATCAGCAGGATTAGCGGCAGCAACTACTGGTTCTCCAACTCAAACAACTGTTGGTGCTAACTATGTTTACAAATGGACAGGTTCAGGAAGTATCACTTTTGCTTAATTTGAAAAGGAATATATGATGGCACACTTTGCAGAACTAGATGAAACCAACATTGTTAAGCAAGTGATTGTTGTACATAACAATGAACTGCTTGATGAGAATGGAAATGAATCCGAGCAAAAAGGTATTGACTTTTGCGTTGCTCATTATGGCGGTACTTGGGTTCAAACTTCTTACAATGGAAATTTGCGTTTTCGCTTTGCTGGTATTGGAATGTTTTATGACAAAGTTAGAAATGTTTTTCATTGGCCTAAACCAAAAGGAATTTGGCGTTGGGATGAGACAACATTAAATTGGGAAGAAATTGACCCAGCATATCCTTCAAATTGGTATTGGACAATGGGATCTAGCGATTTCTTTGACAGGAATATGACTGAGTTCGTTAACAAGCCAAACCTAAAATTCCTAGAGATTGGTTCGTGGGTCGGAACAAGCGCAATTGAACAAGTCAAAAATATATTAACCGGTGCTAACTCAACTATTACTTGTGTTGATAATTGGGAAGACTCAAAGGTAGAAGAATACTTTGATGAACGAACAGCACCATATGCAGACAAGATTGCAAAGGTAAAAAGCGACAGTAAAGTTTGGCTAGAACAGAACCAAGATCAACGCTTTGACTTTATCTATATTGATGGTGACCACTCTGCAGCAAGTATTGAATCTGACACAAGACTGTCTTGGCCTATGCTTAAAGTAGGTGGAGTTATGGCACTAGATGATGTACTCCTAAACGATGAAACCACACAAGCAAATAATGCTTTTGTTGAAAGTGTTAAAGATAAGTCAACCATTATTGAAAATGGCTATCAGGTTTGGTTAAGAAAAACTACAGAATAATTAAGGAGACATAGTGGCCTACGGCGACGAC